TCAGCAGCGGTTGATCTTCGCAGGGAAACAGTTGGAGGACGGGCGGACCCTTTCGGATTACAACGTCCAGAAGGACTCCACGCTCCATCTGGTGCTTCGTCTGCGCGGTGGGATGATTGAGCCTTCATTGGTCTTGTTGGCGAGGAAGTACAACTGCGATAAGAAGGTATGTCGTAGGTGCTATGCTCGCCTTCCACCCAAGGCAACCAACTGCCGCAAGCGTGGGTGTGGTCACTCGAGCGATCTTCGTTTAAAGAAAAAGGGCGGAAACTAGAAAAACATGAAGACCACAACTGAGATTATGCACCAAAATCTTGGGTTGGTTCACAAACTTTCCTATAGATACCAGCGACCAGGTATTTCTAGGAAGGATCTTGTTCAGGAGGGGACGTTGGGACTGCACCGCGCGATTGTCAAGTACGATCCATCCAAGGGAGTTAAATTGTCGACGTATGCTTATCCGTGGATAAAGTCATACATGTCGAGGTATGTTCAGAAGACCAGGAAAGCCCTGGACTACCTGCCGGTGGCCGAGGTATACAACCCCGAACCGGAATCGGAACCTCTAAAAGAGGTCGATGATCTCATGGCATGCTTGAACCAGAAACAGAGGGCGGTCATCGCATGTCTTTACATACACAATATGAGTGTGTTTCAGGTGGCACAAGCCATGAACATCACCGAGACACAGGTGACATGGCAAAGGCAACGTGCTATGGAAAAGATGCGTCAGTGCAGGCTCAAATGATTGTTTTTCATTAATAGAAATGGAAATGTACGATTTGAATTCCGGGGGAGGGGGCGGAACACCTCTGACCTACAGTCCGAACGTACCCGACAATGGTGCAGGCACGGGTCTCAATGTTCCGAAGCCTGGATCTCAGACCGAGAGGGACACTGGTTACGAAGCACAAAGAATGGCTTTGGAGCGAAAAAATAATGACACTCAACAGCAAGATAAACCGATGCAGATGAGCAGCATGGCTTTTTCCACTCCCATCTCGGATCTCGATTATGAGGAGCCCATGAACAATATGATGTCGGCAGATATGCACACCGTGATCCCACCTCAGGCGTCGGTGGCTCCCCATGAGATGCTCATGGCTCAGCAGGCACCTCAGCCTCCCGCCACCCCTCCCCCGGCTGCCGCTCCGGCTCCCGCCCCGCCGGTGGAAAAGAAGTATCCCCTCGGTCTGACCAAGGAGCAGTACGAGGCGCTGATCGTAGCGGTCCTTGTCGGTCTGGTATTCTATCCTGATGTCCAGGCAAAGTTGGCGGTCTACATCCCCAACTTCATGTCAAAGGATGGATCTCGCAGTCTTGCGGGTCTGGCTGCCAGCGGTCTTATCGTCGCGGTCGGTTTCTATCTGGCCCGCAGGTACTTTGTTGACAAGTAAATTTTTACAGATCAACAAAAATTCTCTGGGTGGGGCTCGAACCCACGACCTTGGGATTAACAGTCCCACGCTTCTATCCAACTGAGCTACCGGAGAACAATGTGAAATCACCCAGGCAATCCACTCGGAAAGAGGCTACCTGGGCTTGAACTTCACACTGTTATCTTGGACTTTATGTTTAATTATTTGACGCATGAAGAAATCCCCTGAAGCCAGGATGATCGGAATGGGTCCGAACATCAATACGGTCGGAGCGATGGCGATGGCCACGCCCACCTTCTGACTTAAAGAAAGATCCTTCATATATAGTAATGTATGGTTATTCTGTCTGGCTTGTGCCACTGAATCATCGTCTTCTGACCAGGGTCTACAAGTTTAGGCACATCCCACACATCACCATCTCGACCAATCATGCGACCGTACCTGATCCTGACAACCTTGGAAAACTTTACAACGTCGTGAATTTCAATTCGTATGGAAAGATCGGAAAGCAATATGCGATCGATCCTCTGCATGCGCTTGGCTGGGAGTGCGAGGTGGAAGATTTAGACATCAAGCACACGCCTCACCTGAGTCACTTGTACTCATTCTTTCCCTACGACAAAGTATATTCAGTGTATCCCACTCCAATGCGGTTGATTGCGGAGGTCTGTGTGGCGGACACGCGATCACCCAACTGGGAGGAGTGGAAGATAATTAAAGAAAAGATTCCAAGATAAAGTACAATGGCTTTTTTACCTTTTCTTCGGCATGGCGATCTTTATGACCTTTTGGACACGACGTCCAAGGTTCTGAATGAGCTTCCCAACATGGAGAAGCAGTTTAATACTAAAATGGCTGACAGATATCTATACAAGCGTACCCACACCACAGATGAGGGTTTTGAGATTGAGATGCATCTCCCCGGGGTGGGTAAGGATAACATCCAGATCATGCTTTCTTCGGACGACCATGAGGTGACCGTTGGCTACGGTGAGAACCGAAGTGCCTCATTCGATTTGCCCAGTTACGTGGATGTATCGGATGAGGGTTACAAGGCGAGTTACGTGGATGGTGTGCTCAAGCTGTTCTTCAAGATGCGAACTTCGGACAAGAAGCGTCGCGAGATCAAGCTTGATTAGACAAACAATGTTCCACCGAGTCCGCCTTGGCAGCGGAAGACATTAAAGTTTACCGCGTAGAGTCTTGCTTTACGCGATACGCTATTATCAACAAGAGTTAGTTCGAAAATCTGACTGGAAATTCGGCTCATGTTGACCGTACCGGAAGGGAATGTACCAGAATTTTGACCCACACTAAACACGTTCACCTTATAGCTTGGTGTCTGTGTGTAGTATTCGTAGGGCTGAATGGCTCTCATTTTCATTTGATCAAGGTTAAAATAGTTTTGTCCATTGAAGAAAAGTTTCCACCGCGTCACTTGATCGTTGGAGTAACTCGAGTAATTTGAACTTGCGCCTGAACTATAATCGAACACGCCATCGGTCCCAGAGTCATTTTGTACGACCAGGATGAATTCCTTTACGGGATTTTCAAATTCGGTTTTGAATCGTATCTGATTGAGATCATTTAAAGTCACTCGTGCAAGTTGTGTTTGTCTAATTACGTAATCCATTTGTTTTCCAAGGAAAAATTGCCTATGTTCTTCCGAAAGATAGGCAGCCTGCAGGTTGACTTCGATATTAGGAAGTGTAACACTGCCAAGTTCGGCTTGAGTTCGCAAGGTGAGTCTCAAATCAATCGTGTGTCTGTTCAGAGCCAAAAGAGGGAAAGCATTTTCGTATCCTTTTCCAAAAAATGGAAGCTCAACAATGAAATTTTTCGAAGGCGCACTCGTGCCGTAGGAGGTTGGTGAGACATTTCTAACCAAGAGGGCATCATTGCTATTTCGCGTCCTCTGCGAATCCGTAAGATCCGACATAATTGCCATGTATTCTCCAGTAAGACTCACGATGGTCTGTCCTCCCACCAGAAGTTCTGCACGTTCTATGAAAGCATGAGCGGCATCCTGTGGGACTGTCTGTGTGTTTATATAACTGAAATTCAGAAAGAAACCCGTTATGATATCACACGTGTCATTGTCTATCGTACAAATACTCGATCCACCAAAACGGATATCAGAATTAAAAGCCAGACGAAGGTTCTCGGACGTGTACCCCGCGCGATCGGTGAAAACTTTTTGATAATAACTTAGTTCGGGCGTTCCTGTCAGAAAGGTGTCTTGGTATCCTGTGACGGCAAGCCGCATACTATTATGATGTGTCAAAAAAAGATTTCAAAAAATACATACGACTAATAGATATGAACATTCAACTCAAAAAATTCAACCCCGCTTCAATGGGTGACGATAAGGTGTGTGTGTTTATTGGCAAGCGTGGCACAGGGAAATCGACGTTGGTGACAGACATCCTCTACCACAAGAAGCATCTCCCGGCAGGCGTGGTAATGTCTGCGACCGAGGAAGGCAATCACTGGTATCAACAGTTCATTCCGGACTTGTTCATCTACGGTGAATATGACAAGGACATCATCGAGAGGGTCATCGACAGACAGAGGAAGATGGTGAACATGAAACCGCCACCAGGAAAGAAGGAACTGACGTCCAGGGACATTGGAGCCTTCATATTGATGGATGATTGTATGTATGATCGACGATTTCTGAAGGACGCGTGTATTCGCCAGTGCTTCATGAACGGTCGCCACTGGAAAATCTTTTTCATGTTGACGATGCAGTACTGCATGGACCTCAGTCCGGATCTCCGCGCCAATGTGGATTACGTGTTCATCGCACGAGAAAATGTGATCCAGAACCGAGAAAAGTTATACAAGGCATTCTTCGGAATCTTCCCCAACTTTGATATGTTCAATCAGGTGATGACGGCGTGTACTGAAAATTACGAGGTTTTGGTGCTGGACAATACGTCCAAGTCAAACCGGATCGAGGACTGCGTGTTCTGGTACAAGGCAAAGATTCATCAGAACTTCCGTGTGGGATCTCAACAATTTTGGAGCCTCCATCAGAAAACCTATAAAAAGGCAGGAGGTGCCACCAAACCTGGTCAGGATCCCAATGAAGTCAGGCGCAATAGGAACTCCCAAGCCCTTCAAGTGAAGAAGTTGAAATAATTATTCAGGGAGCGACGACCTCCATGGAGGTCAGAGATAGGAGACATCCGACACAATGGAGACCAAATCCATCGCACTCGCGACGACCGCGCTCATTGACTCTGGGTTGGTGAGCGAGAGCAAGGCGGATGCGCTGGCCACTCACCTCAGCAAGGGCGCCAAGAACTGGTGCATCAAGCAAATGAAACCCGGCGACGTGAACGAAAATATGAAGGAGTTACAAAAGTTCAACTCAAAGGTTTGGACGGAATATCTCGCCAAGAGGAACTACATATTTGATGTTACTGAAAGTGGAGTGGTCAAGCGCAAGACACCACTGGTGGAAAAGCAGGAACGTCTTTTGGAAATCAAGAACAAGATGGTTGGTGAAACCTTTGTGCCACCCATCAAAAAGGTCAGTAAAAGACTTCTGGACCAGGCACGACTCAAGCGACTTCTTACTTTGGTCAAGAAAGACATCGAAGAGATGGAGAACGAGATGAAGGGTCTGTCAATGATCAATCAAAAACTGGAACGCTACTTTATTCGTCGACCTTCCTTCAAGCCCAAGGTCTTCATAGGCCAGGAAGAAGAATACCTTGACCTTCCTGACATCCCCAAGAGGAAGCGCATCCTTAAGAGGCTTTTACACCTTCTGAACATGAAACGTTTTGGTAAGATGGAAAAGATACACGAGAAACTCACACAAGTTCGCAGGGACACGATGACCAGTCTGGTTCAGATACAGCGAGACATCTTCATCAATTCTGAAGCGTGTTGGACGCGTGCAGAAAGGGCATCATTCTTAGACAAGAAACATGCGAACGATGAACTCAAAGCTGAGCATGCCAAGCTCTCGGAACACATTTCATCGAACCTGAGCGACTACATGGTCGAGGTGCCAAAGCCTTTCAAAAACGCCACGGTCATCAGCGAGAACGACACACGGGCAAACTGGAAGAATCCAGAGTTCAAACGCCTCTACGCGAACCGGATGAGATCACTGATCTACGCGATCCGCAACAACGACAAGTCCAAGTTTCTGGACAGGATCAAGTCAGGTGAACTCAAGCCCAACACATTCGACTCTAAGGAGATATGGGACCTTTGGTATCAGGAACCCAAGAAGGAGGTAGTCGAGAAGAAGCCCGAGGAATACGAGGACGGGATGTTCAAGTGTGGCAAGTGCAAATCCATGAAGACCACCTATGTGGAGAAACAAACGCGCAGCGCAGATGAGCCGATGACCTTGTTTATCACCTGCAGGATGTGTGGCACTGTGATGAAGCGTTAAAGAAAAGACATGGAAGATATTTAGAATGTGTAGTATCTGTGGTGAAGACATTTCCTTCGTCTGCAAAGTCAACGTCCGTTGCGGTCATCACGTTCATCACGAGTGTCGCCTAAACCTCGTCCCAATTACAAAATGTTCAATATGTAATAGAATTATAGTTAATAAACTTGATGTCCACTTGAGTGACAACGATGAAATATGTCACAAACGTTGTGATACAAACACGCGACGTTACTATCCACTCTGTCCAGTGGAAGGATGTGGCATGGCTTTACACAGACACCATGTCATAACAAACAAACAATGTCAGCAGCTCATAGTAGAACTCGAAGGAAAGACGTTTGAAGAACGCATGGCGATCTACCTTTCTTACGGGTTCCGTGAAGATGAATTGGGTGGAGGAGAACTTGATGAAGAAACATGGAAAAGAATTCAGACAATCATCTCGGCTTCTTCGCAGGAAAAGGAAACAATTGAAGAGGTTGCGACGACCAAAGAACCCAAACCAAAACCGGTCATTCCTCCGCCCAAGACCTATGAACCCCGCGAACTTGGTCCCGGAGAGCGATACAAGCCACCGAACAAATCTAGACGACCCCAAGAACACGGAGCTTCTCTAAAAACTCTTGTTCCTCGCTCTGTGAAGGGTAGGGTTCATGCACCCCCTCAAGAAGATTTTGCTTTATTTTCGCAAGGTCCAGTCTAGAAAGGGTCACGGACCCAAGCACATAGTCCTCATAGGCTTCGGCAACCGCTGGAATCAGTGGCTTCACCAGGTCGTACATCGCCTTGGCGTACAACTGAATCTCCGGTTGGGCATGACTGTCCATCCTGAGACGCAGATAGTGAAGAAGATTGTGCAGGTTGATCTTCCAATAGAACTCGGTGTAGGTCGACAGGGGCAGGTGCTCCCGCGCCGTCTCTCGGGCAACTCCATGGTCGAGCAAGCTTTGATAGACCTCAAATGCCTGTTCGCACGAAGCCTTCTGGTCCCTCAACAGCACCATGGACTCGGGCGAATCCAACACTCCCTCAGAACCCTGGTGGTTCACCTTGGACTGACCACGGAACTCGGCCGGAACGTGGAACTCCTCGGGCAGCTGCGAGTAGCGACCCGAAATCTCATTGATACTGGCGGTCCGGTGACGCATGTGCTGCCGAGCCAGAAAGATGGGCATCTTGATGTGAAACTTGAAGTCGACCATCTCAAACGGGGTTGTGTGGGCGTGACGAAGCAGGTAGCGAATCAATCCGCGGTCACTCCGAACACTCTTTGTGCCTTCTCCATACGAAACGCGGGCGGCTTGCACTATAGCATGATCAAGATCCTCCCTCGGCATTGTATCGACAAGACGTACGAACCCATGCTTCTCAACACGGATTTCTGACATTTATCTTACTAACGAATGTATTCTCTAATTAACATCACATCACAATCTCCCTCCACCGGAAGACCCTTGTCCCTCCACCCTTCCAACCCATCTTCAAGGACAAATATGTTAGTGAAACCATATTCATTCATATGAACCTTGGCCATCTTGGCAACCAGTGACTGCTTGTTGTTTCCGTAGAGCACGATGGCTTGGTCGAATCCAGGAAATGTTCGACCCGTTCCTGAGAAAAGACCTTCCCCTCGTTTTTCCACGTCCATGTAAGTTACCTTTTCATCTTCTTTGGGTGGCTCACTTGGCGTATCCGGTTTTGTCGTCGGCATCACGATGGGTTCATTCTGTCTGGCGACTTCAACGTCGTACATTCGGAACGCCCTCTCCAAATCAGTTTCTTTGATGATCTTCAACTTGGTTGCGTCTTCAAATTTCTTGGACTTCTGAGAAAACTCCATGGGCTCGATGTTCTTCAACGGTCTCACGTTTTCAAAGGCAATCCTAGCATTATTCTCTGCTATCCTAGCATTATTCGCATCGTCGGTTGCTGTGATCACCCTACCCCGCGCCAACAACAGGCGATCGGATCTCTCCCGAAGAACTTTTTCTTCGTATGATCTCTTTTCGATTCGCTTGGGATCATTTTCACCGGCAAGGGTGGCATTGATGCGATCAAACTCCACCATGGGAAAATTGATCGAGTTTGGAAGCCTGCAATTATTAAAATGCTTCTGTGAACCTACATGAATTAGCATGAGGTTTGGTCGTGACAATCTGAGACTATGTAATTGTTCTGGTGAAACCATTATATTAATATTACTCATAATTTCTTACGGCGAGTGCCACGGGAAAGCGAGGAACTCCATCTTGGGTGAGTCCCTGAAATTGAACGGTGAGCATTTCACCCATCAACTTCCCTCGGTTCTTCCACAACTCCCTTCGACTCTCCATTGTTCCCTTGGGTCGGGCCTTGAATGTGTCACCGTCCTTGGTCTCGCAGATCCAGATGGGTGTCCCACGATCCTTGCCTTCTGCTTCCTCGGCGCCCACAATTTCAAACTCCTCGGTCATCATCTTCTTGTACTTGATGCACTGGGACGAGCGCCTATTGAGCAAATAGGGACTATCAGCCACGCGAACCACCACACCTTCGTGACCCTCTGCCACGAACTTGTCGTGATACCTGTCGGCGTCCTTGGCGGTTCCTTGATAGGCTGGAACGATCTTGATCATGGGGTGTTTGATTGACTTGATGATTTCCTTGAGTCTCTCGTAGCGTTCCATGAAAGGCATATCCAACTGACTGAGGCGAAAGTAGTCGAAGCAGTGAAATTCCAGCTTGGGTGCATAGGGACTTTCTGAACCCCGAGCGGCACTGGTGATCTGTTCAAAGTCCAAGTCCTTGCAGAAGAGTTCGCCGTCCAAGAACTCGCCCTCTTCCAACTTTCCTTCCAGCGCCTTCTCCAGGTGGGTCAAATGTTCAATCCTCTGTTCGTTCCTGGACTGAAGCAAGAGTCCACCGCCAGAAAAGCCGGCAAGCATCCTGACACCATCCAACTTGGGCTGAAAGCGAATGTCACCATCAATCCCATAGGACCTCGAACTAAACGAGTAGAGTAGCATGGGTCTGAGGACAACTTCGGATCTCAATTGAATATTGTCCATGTACCCCAACTTGACCTGTTTTCGCCACATCTGAGCTGCTTGTTCCTCAATGGGAGTCTTGCGTTTGGCATCGGGAGGGCGTTCCGTCACAGATCTTTTACCATCGATAAGACCTGTGGTTCGTCTAATCATTCCATTGACGACCTCGACTTGCCAAATGCGAGTCTTTCCTTTGGCATCTTTGCCATAAAGTGCAGGAAAGAACGTCATTTAACTAATATAGTGTTTTTTGTTTAAACCCCAGTGGATCCAAAGCCTCCTACGCTCCTAGGTCCAAGTCCCTGATTCCTTGCGTGATCGATGAGGTCTGGCTTGAACTGAGGGTCTGGGATTTCTGACGGGTCGGGAGCCACCGGATGATCCTGAATGGGAATTTGTGGATACAGATCCGGGTCCTCGACAAGGTCACAATGCTCATAACGCTCCAGAATCATCTGAGCGATGCGATAACCCTGCTTAATGTGAAACGGGCGGTTTCCATGGTTGAACAGAACAACCCTGAGTTCACCCTCGTAGTCCCTGTCGATGACGCCGGCACCCACCTCGATGCCATGCTTGACGGTCAGACCCGAGCGACTGGCGATGCGTGCATAGCATCCCTCGGGAATCTTCACGCGAATCCCAGTGGGAACCACGAACCTCTTGCCTTCGTGAACCACGCAGTCCGAGCAGGCATAGAGATCATAGCCCGCGGAAAGTTCTGTGCCCCGTGTCGGTAACATAGCATCAGAATGCATCTTCTGAACAACTAAGGTTTGCATGTTTTTGGTATTCATGTATAGAATCTTTTCTTTAAATACCACGCAACAATTATCAGAGCTATGAAATACCATATTTGAGCATAGATAAATGTTACAAATCGAATAAGATATGCAATCAAGTATTCCAGAGGATTTGACGGACTTCGTGATAAATTCATGAAGAAGCGAGAAACTTTTGCCCACGTCCAGTTGATGAACACAAGCCATTTATTGAAAATTTCCGGTGTTCCTTTCGGAATCACGATGAAATGTATTTTCAGCATGAGACGTGTCTTTCCGCTCGGGATGGTTCCACGGACACAATGATAATCCCTGTTGTATTCGATACCGTTAAAATCTCCTGTGGTCAGCTTACTGGTCTTGTCACCGACCTGTGTGAAAACGGTCGAGTTGTCATTCAGTGCTAGAATCACTCTGACGAACCTACTCGGACCCTCTATAAACTTCATAGGCGAATCATAATGACAGTCCACGAGCACTCGGTCACTCGCCTTGGCATCCACTGGTGATACACTGACGAACACTTCATCGGTTGACGGAACGGGTCGTATGGACCAACCTGGGTAGTTTTTCAATATGGTTTCACGAATTTCTGGGGAGTTTCTGAGTGTGTCAATTGCATTCTTTATAGTAGGGTCCTTGATTTCATCGATCCATTCGTGGTCTGTGGTTTTCCCGTTGCTCTTGTAGTGGTTTCGAAGGATGGTCATTTCATGGGACTCTGGTATTTTGCCTTGGATGAGCATATTATTATATGGTCGTATTATAAATGGAAGATCAGTGTGACAAGACGCAGCCCGTGGCCAACTGGAAGTGCATTTGGTTCACGTTGGCGTTGGCGAGTGGGTACTGGTATCTTCCGCCGAAGAACAAGTGGGTGCTGTTGGGTCTTCTGTACTTCCCGTACATCGTTCTTGCGTGGTACGATCACTGGTATCAGTGTCAGCGCAACCTCGGACCGACCTACCTGGCTTTGTTCTACTGGTGGGCAAAGCCCAAGGACAGCGAGCAGATCCAGAAGTACAAGAACTGGTGTCCCGATATCAAGAACAAGGTG